CCTGCCACTGCTCACGGGAGACTAGCCCCATCTCAGGAGCCATAGGGTGAGCGTATGCAAAGCTCTCAGCGAGTGCCGCGTCATCGTAGGAGTCGAAGAGGCTCACCGGATCGTCAGAACCGCCACCGTCACCATCTACGCTCAGGACTCCCGTCGCAATTGCCAACCGCATACGGTCGTCGGTGCCCAATGCCGCCCCACTAGACCACACCATCGCCTGCGAATTGGAGTTATCCATACCAAAGGTCCAGACGACATCGGGATGTCCGACCTGGCGTCTCATCGTCACGCGGATATCGGATGTGGAGTCGGTGCCATCCACCAGCATATTAAGTGTGACATGGGAATTTGCCGCCGTGGCGGTGTTTTGGACAACCATGTCCATCGAGCCACCGGCATACGACCCATTCATGTTGAAATACTGCCCGCCCATATAAATATCTTCAGCAATCCCAACCCCACCGCCGACCACTAATGCCCCGGAGGTCGAGGACGACGAGCCAGTGGTATCGTTGACGGCTACCGTCGTCCCGGTGCCGAATGACACAGCCACCGCGCCGTCCCCGTCGATAGCCAACTCACCCGTGCTGTGGGTCAGGGTCACATCGCCGCCGTTAAAGTCGATGACGCCGCCTGAGGCGAGAAACAGGTCAGACCAGTTGAGGGCAGATGTGCCTAACGCGGCTCTATCGGTCGTGCCCGGCACAATGGCTTGGTTTACACGCAAGACATGGTTGGTGCCGTTGTTGAAGAAGGCGGGTGCAACGTGTACTTTCATGGCAGCCCCCTATGCCCGATCAAAGCCGTCGAGCAACGGCCCCTGGATACGAGCGTTGGCCCCATCGACGTCGTTGATGAAGGAAAAGGCGTTTAGGAAGGACCCGTAGTCGTTGCCGACCAGAAGTAGTTCGTCACCAACATTCATCAATTTGCCAACGTCGTTGGTGGGAGCAGTGCCGTCGGCACGCCATCGGAGGGCGTTGTCCTCACACTTGAGAGACGCCTGGGTCACACTTGGACCAATGGTGCCAAGGCCACCAGCCGTATCGTCGGTCTTCGTTACGTCAACGTAGCCCACGTGGTTAGGCATAGCGGGAGCCTCCTATTCATGTTCATCAGCGGAAGCTGGGGCAGTATTCAGTTGTTGGCGGAAGTATAAGCTACTTCCCACGGGAGTGCAAGGACGCCATGCGGCGTGTGGGACTCCACGGCTTATTCACGTGCCACAGACCCCTCCCCGCATCGTATTTGGCCTTCATGTCCTGGGGAGTCGGCGCCTCGATGGTATGCTTGCCGGCATCGTAGAAGAGCGGGTCGCCACGGTGGTCCGGCACCATCAACTGCCACCGACTAACCTCTGCGCCAGTTGGGATGATGGCCGCCGCAGGCATATGTCCACCCCACTTCTGAGACATCGTCCTGAGCCAGACCTGGAAGATGCGTTCTCGGTCGAACCAGCCGTTCAGTAGCTGATACACGGCCGACTTGTACGCCTTCTCAGCCTCTCCCGGGTCATGTGGGGCCTGGTGGCGTTCGTTCTTGCACTTCAGGACGGACTCGGCCAAGATGTTCGCCCCTCCCTCCAGGCTCATGGCGCCGATGGCGATGTCGTTGTCCAACCCGTCACCGACGAGGTGCATATGGCTCATGTCGCCTATCCAGTGCTCGATGTAAGCCCAGGGAGACAGAAAGCCACGCTCGGGGATCTGGTCCAAGAGAGGGACGAACGAAGGGTGGTATGCGTCGTGGGGGATCATTTCAATACCTCTTCTAGCGACTTGTAAGGTAGGGCCTTGTCGGTGTTCAGCCTTCCGCCCCGTGTGCAGTCTATTATACGACGGCCGTGATTCGATGCCGCCGTCGCTATGGCCGACATGGCTCGCACGGAAGTGTTACCCGTCTTCCGGCGGAAGTTGCGGCTTGCGTTGGGGTCCCACACGTAGCCGGTCTCGGTGAACTCAGACCCCAGGATGTAGATGTCTTGGTATCCCATCCAGAGAGCCAACTGCATCGCCGTACCGATACCAGACCCACCAGACACCAGCGGCGGGATCACGGTATCTAACCCAGGCACCCCCCCGCTGGTCACAGATGCATCGTACCGCCGCGGTATCCACTCTACCTCTCGGCCGAATCGAGTCTTACGATCATGGAAGGCGAAACACTGCGTCTCAGGCAACGGCAGGAACGCGAACCTCTCTCGCTGGTGACGTCCCATGTGTCCCCTTTCCGACACCGACCAGTAGGTCAACGGGAACGGGAGTCCTGACCAGGCAGGCAGCTCGTTAATACCCCAGGTGTGTTCGCCGGCCAATTGTGGCAACAAGTCCATCTGGGACAGGAGCGACGGGCCTGACCCTATGAAGAAAAGCCTATTGCCAACCTGGGTGTCGTGGTAGGCGTTCATCGGGTGTACGCAGGCTCTGGGTGCGCTGTAACGCTGTCGGGTACGACCTTGCTACCGCCCTGGTAGAAGCCCTTGGCGAGCCTTCCGACATACTGGCCCCCCTCGTAAGGAGGGACCCCGCCGCCAGGGCAGAGGGCAATAAGATGCTCCTTGGAGACCATCTGCCCATCTTCGATGTCCTTGGCCCAGTACAAAGACTTCTGACGCTCCACAGCGTAGTCCAACTCTCGAGGATCTACGGACTTGACCGGACTCCCCATTGCCTCCCGTGCGCTCTCACAGGCGTCCACAAAGTCTCGTAGGCCCCCGATGCGCAGGGAGAAGTGGTTGTCGGTGCCCTGCCATGCCTGGTCGTTGGTGTAATGGTGCTCGAAGATACGAGCCCCCAGCATGTACGCCGCAAAGGACGTGTGCCAACTCCGGTTGTGGCTGGAGAGCCCTATGACCCGACTCGGGAACATCTCCCTATACGTCTCAATCACCCGCAGGTTCATTATGTCGTCCGGCGCCGGGTAGATACAAGAGCACTGAAGTATGGCGTAGGGAATCGGGCGTGGATCAGTGGCCCCGAACGGGTTCAGCAGTGCGCGGCGAATACGGACGACATCTTCAATGTTACAGCCACCAGTAGAGATGATAAGGGGCTTGCCTTTGGAGGCTGCGTACTTGATGAGGGGGATGTTGGTCGCGTCCCCGCTGGCTATCTTGAAGACCGACACTCCGAGACTGTCGAGCCGGTCCACACTGCTCTTGTCGAACGGGGTGGCGAACGCCGTGATACCGGCTTTCTTGCAGTGAGCGAACAGTTCAGCCCACTGCTCGTAGGTGAACTCCAGCGCCTCACGGTGCTTCCCATAGACCGGGTCCACCCACTGGGGATTGTCGGACTCGTAGTAGTAGGCCCCCTTCTCTGAGGAGGGGGCGTAGACCTCCTTCGGAGTCCTCATCTGGAACTTGACCGCGGAGGCTCCCCCCTGCTGCGCCGTGTTCACCATGTCCTTCGCACGATAGAGGTCTCCACCGTGGTTGTGGCCGATCTCCGCACATACCCACGCCGGTTCGTCATCAGCGATGCGCCGGCCGTCTATCACCATTTCTCTCATGACGGCCTCACGAATAGGTACATCTCTACCTCTTGGTCTTCGGCAGGGAGAGGCTTGGGGAGAGGCTTGGGGAGAGGCTTGGGCAGCAGTCCGGCAGACCGTAGGTGCTGCTGTATCCAGACGATGCTCTCCTGTGTCCCCTCGACCAGTACCGATCTCAATTGAGGAGAGTTGAGGGTCAGCCCCGCCCCTATGAGTACCCGGTTCTCGTAACCGTCAACGTCGATCTTAATGTGGTTCGGGAGGGGGATGCCCCACATATTGAGATCGTCGGCTTGTACCGGCACCACTGGCTGCTGCACCCGAGCTCTGCCGTTGGGCTCATACGTGTGTAGGGCGGCTCCGGGGGAAGGGTCGCTCATGTACATGGTCAATATCTCGTGTTGGTCCCACAAGGCCAGAGGAAGTGCTATCACCTTGCCCAACAGAGTCTTCTCGTTGAGCTCTACGTTCTGGAGAAGCCGCACGTAGTTGGACCCCTCCGGCTCAAAGGCGTAGACCGTAGCCCCTAAGTGAGCCGCTATGAGCGAGTACGGCCCCACGTTGGCCCCCACGTCGTAGAAGATATCACCCGGGCGGACGTAGTCCTCCATCCACTTGACCGTCTGTGGCTCTTTCTCTGCGGCGTGTTGGCGCCACTTACCCTCCCATTCGGTCACGATGAGCATCTTGAGATCAGCTCCGGTGTAGTCCATTGACCTAATCGGCAACTGCCACCTCCGCCAGATCGAGAGATTCAGCCTTCTTCCTCGTAGGCTGGTAGATCGGGATTGCCTCATGTTTGTAGTCGGAGGGTATCGGCGCGTCTGTGTCCAGAATATAGCTAGGAGCACCCAGCATCGACGACCCTGTAGGCGGCAGAGTAACGGTAATCCCAAGCCCTGTCGCCATGCCAAGATAGAACTCGGTGGAGGGTTTCTGCCAGAAGTATTCGGTTCCGACACTCAGTTCGATGCCAGCCAGTCGTATTTCGTCCAGCGTGTCGCCCTGGAGATGCTCGTGTAGAGCTAGGGCCAGCATGTATGAGATCGTACTGGTTGAGTAGAGTTGCTTCCCGTCTCCCCAGGGCCGGCCGACGGACTCGGCTATGGCTTCTACCGGGTACTTGACTGCGCTGGGAATGTCTTCTTGGGGGAATAGCATGTAGACCGGTTTCTGACACTCCCGAAGGAACTGACGGTGCTTGGCGTTACGCCCGAAGCAGTTCAGGTCCCGAGGGTCGATCCGCTTGTTCATCTTGTTGAACTTGAGAATCCGCTCGGCGTCCTTCCAATCAGGAGGGTGTAGTTGAAACATACGGTCGTATCGGGGCAGAAACATGTGAGTATGACTGTCCCCACAGCGACAGGCGTTTGGGTCGTAGCAAGCGCACTTGATCATAGAGGTGCGCCCCAGTTCGTTGGTGGCCTTGAGCTTCTCGGTGCAGTTGTGGGTTTCGTTGAGGCCCCACAACTGCACGGTGTCAGGCTGATCAGTCGCCCACTCCCGGTTGATATCAGAAAACCCTACGAGACAGATACGCTTACCCATAAGCCACCTTTCCTGAGAACCGATACCAGAGGTTGCCAATCTTGGAGAGGATTCGCTGGATGGCAACAGAAGAGCCGTTGCCAGATACCCGCGACCTCCATTCGGTGAACGCCTGCCACCGAATAGACTTTATCGCTGATACCAACAACGGCTCCCCGTTCCGTACGGGCATGGCCGAGGTGACCTGCGGCGCACCTCGTGCATCAAGCCTTATTTGCATACGGACTAGCCTCGGATGGTGAGCATCACCTTGAGCAGGTCTCCGTCGCCGGGAATGCCCTCGAGCGCGTACCCGATGCGCGGGCGAGATGCCAGAGCGGCTACCCCCGTTACGGTCGCGGTCGCAGCTATGGTGATAGTGCTCTTGGGAGATCCAACTACGTCACCAGCGGTTGCCCCAACCCCTCCAAGGACTTCCTCACCGACTACGGCCGCCACTAAGTCGTTATACCTGAGAGCGGCCGGCCCAGCAGTCTGGAGCCAGAAGTAGCTGCCCGCAACAATCGTTGTGGGGACGGCTCCAACGACAAGGCCGGTCTGAATGGTCGCGGGGACCACGATGACCGAAGCGTAGGGGTTGTTAGTGAACGCTAGCTTCGACACGGTGGTAAGGGCCGCCACCGCGAGGGTGTCGTCGGGATGTAGTCGAATGACCGACTCGGTCGCCGAGTTGCCTCCATCCGGGTCAGACGCGATCCGGTACATGCCCGAGCCGGGTGTGGTCTCGACGGTCATGTAACCATCGGTGTATTCGCCCGCTGCCTTGGTGACTGCGGGGCTGCTAGACCACGCGACACCAATGTTGGCCGAACCCAGCGGGATGTTCCCCTCGGTGGAGTCCCAGTCTCCGACGGTTTTGGAGGGGGTCTGGGCAAGGTTTGCGCCAATTCCCACCTTAGCCTGCACCAGAGTGTTGGCAGTCAGCGCGGTGGCGCCCGCCTGGGCATAGTAGAAAACACGGGCATCTGGGGTCACGCCCTTCTGACCCAAAGTTCGGAACTTGGTTGTCGTGGTCACCTTCTCTTCGCCGAAACGAAGAGTAACCGCATGTTCATTAGGCATATCTAATTCTCCTTGTCAGGGCTCTTACGTCCCCTAACGAGCCGATCTGTTCACGGGGCCTCGGCCCGATGTCACAGCCCCAGCTTTTGGTTTGGATTCGTTCGGTGAATGATACAGGGGCGGGTGTACCGCCGTCCTGATCTTGTGCCCTCTCATGTGCTGCTCCATCTGCCGTTGCTGGTGCGGTTGGAATCCCGAACCGTGGATGAAACAGAACCACTCGTACTTCTTGGCGTGCGCCTTCACCTCATCAGGGATCTCTTCCCTTGGGAGTTCCTCGTATCGCTCACAGTGCCTGAGGTAACCCTTCCATGTGGCGAATCTGCGGACGTCGTCCTTGCCGTGGCTGCACTCAAAGGTTCGGCTTGGAGCCGGTGCTGCGAGGCTAGGCTCAGACGCATCGTCAACACTCTCAAGCTCGTCGTTAGACGACCAGCCGGGCGGACGAAAGCGGAGCCCTCTTTCAAGGTAGCCTGCGACCTGCGCGGGGTTCTCACACCGCAATGGTCCGACACGGGTCCACTCTCCTTTGGAGTCCTCCCAGTGCCGGTCCTGACCCTCCCCTTCGATCCGTTTCCTGATCGACTGATGCCAGAAGTAAGCCTCACCTGGGCCGTCCCATTCAGGTTCCCTCAAGTCCTCCGCGGCCGTGCCGTGGTTCTTCTCAAGTTCACGCCTCATGTTGAGCCATGTGGTGTGGCGAAAGTGCCGAAGCACCTCCGCCTGATCAACTCTCCTCGCAACCTGGGTGGTCATTTGTGTCGCCTGCCGCCTCTTCTGCCGCGCCTTTGCTTTCCGGAAGCATGTCGCGGCGTCCTCGACCCCTGGAGCTCAGCCGGGACGGGAGTGGCGCTAACCACTGCCGTCGCACGCGGCTCCAAGCCGTACCTCATGGTTCTCTCTTCTCTCGCATCTACATGGGCATCGCCGATAGACTGGCTGTACGACTCGATGTGACGCTGCCCCTGGTTCTTGCGAAGCAGGAACTCACCACCGCAAGCCGTACAGACCTGTCCACTGTTGCCGTCTCTGGCGAAGGGTTGCAACTCTGCATCTGCATGGTCACTAACCTTCTGTCTCACCAGGGCTATATGTTGATCTACCTGCCCGTTGACGGTGCCGGTAGACCCACAAGCCGAGCAATACAAGACCACCATTTTCAGGTATATCTTGTGCGCAGCCTCTTCGCTTATCGGCTCACTCCAGTGCGCTTCAAGGTTGTCCCACATTCGGACGTTCCCGCTGTGGCGGGTCTCTTTGCGCCAAGACCCATTTGCGTCTTCCCATTGGTCAACGTCATCAATCGCAACGTCAGCAACCTGGGCTCGGCGCCGCTTTTCGTCTCGCAGGTCACTAAGGACCATCTATTCCGCCTAAGCGAAGGTTGCGACCGTGTCGGAGAAGATCTCTACTCCGTGTACGTCGATTTGGAGCGCCTCGCCCCAGGACTTGAACAGGCCGAACTCGGTGATGCGGGCCGACTCGTCGGTCTCGTCTACCGCCTCTGCCCCGCCTTCCTCGACCAGGACCAGCGAGTTCTGGTGCTTGATGGTGCCCTTGCTGTCGCCGGACGTAGCGTCACGAGCGATGTTGCCGCTGTGCCAGATGGCAACCCCGTAGAGGCGGTCGTTGCCTCGCCACCACCCCTTGATCAGCTCGTTGAACGGGCCGGTGGGGCGGGCAAGAGAATTCGCGGCCCCACCAGCGCCGGGGTCGGTGATATCGAGGATGATGTCGCTGATCTGCTCGATGTGCAAAGCCGCGTGAACCGGCATCGGCGCCGGGCCGTAGGCCGAGCTGTTATCGGTTAGCAGATACGCCACCGCACCACGGAAGTGCCCGATGTCCAGGACGCTGCCTGCACCCGGTGCACTCTGGGTAAACGTGTCGTAGAGCGTGATGACGTCGTTGGCCTCGCGCCGTCGCAGAGACCCGCCCATCTGTTCCCCCGCCACGCTGCGGACCTGGGCGTCCATCTGACGCCTCATCTCTCTCTTGGAGATGGTGACCTGAATCCCGTGCTCGGAAGGCTCAATGGTGATGTAGTTCGTAGAGAGCTGTTCCGAACTCTGGAGGTCCACCGATTCCTGGAGCGCACTGGCCTGGGCCAGACGTGCAAAGATCCCGAGGTTAGCCTGACGGTGTCCCTCAGGAAGCTGCTCGACGCGAACCAAGTCGGGGTCGGGAGCGGCAGCCTCGAACGCCATACCGGCCCCGGCAATCAGGGTCTGTTGACCCGATGTAAGGGTACTTGAATCTGTATAGGTAACTCCCGTAGCCACAGGAGTGCCTCCTTTCTAGTTCCGCGCCAAAGGTGAATTTATCCGGCGCAGGTCGTCGTTCATTTTGGTCCAGTTTCCGCTCTTAACGCCCTCTGCCATGATGTCGTCCTGGGTCAGGGAGCCGGCCCCGCCAGAGGCAGGGGTCTCGCCTGGAGAGGGTGGCTGTGGCCGTGGAGTAGAGGGGGCCTGTATAGCAGGAGTCGTTGCCCCGTTGCCCTGGACGGCCTCGATGCTCCGAATGAAAGCCCACGTACCGGCGTCGGTACCGTCATAGGCAGCGTAGTCGATCCCCGGTGTATTCGGATTCACACCTGATGCCTCCACGAAAGCCTTCGCTTGCTCGGAGGGCTCAACAGATGCGCCACCCTGGGACTGGACGGCCTGCTTGAGTTCGGCCATCTCTTGCCGTGTCTGCTGTTGCTGCTGGTGAAGGTACTCCAATATCGGTTGCTGGTCTTCTGGTTGCTGGGCAATCCACTTAGCGTGGTCGGCCGTCTGGCGGTCGGAGGTCATGGCGGAAAGCGTCTTATTGCTCCGGTCGATGACTCCTTGGAGTCCCCGAAGCTGCGCTTCCTGAGCATTGAACTTCGCCGTCAAAGAGTCGAACTGTGCCTTGCCAATGTAGTCCGGCTGTTGTGTGCCCTCACCGTCCAGAGCCCTCTGTGCCTCGGAAACGGGGTCGTCCCCGCTCGTCAAAGCCTCAGTAGGTCCCTGAGCAGAAGGGTCAGAGTCCATAGCCACAGTATACCCTCCAGTTCAGCATTTCAGCGAATATAAAGCTCTTTTCAGAACCTTGTCAAGTGTCAGCCCTTTTCAGAGCTAGTAAACCTTCAGTTCCTTGTCTTCCAAACTCTTGGCTTCACGGATGGCATAACCGTAGAGCCGGTAGTTGCCTTGCCACATTTAGCTTCTGTAGTGACAAACCCGTAGAAGTTGAGAATCCTATCTACGTTAGAATTCCCACAGCGCATATCTTTCCTGCGCGTAGTTATCTTTTTCTTTAAATCTTTCAGTTCTTGAGGCCAATCGCTCTCTTTTTCCTGAGATTGATATAGCTGGTAAAGCGGATTTCCCTTCCCAATGACAATCTTTGGGATGTCGAAGTATTTACGGATGATCGCCATGCCATCTTCATATTGGCGTATCGTCTGATTAACAAGGGGATCTTCATACCTGTCCGTCGTCCGAATCTGGATGTCGCGGATAAGTCTCGCTATGTCAGGTTCACTCATACCCTCGGCCGAGGCGTCTCTTCTAGCGTCATTAAGCACCGCCCGCCTGAGATCGTCCTGCACATCAAAGTCGTAGATGATCGATCCGCCGCCGGGTTGATCATCCGGTATGACATAGATAGATGGCTGGCTGCTCCAATACTTGTCTCGTAAGGTGCTGATCAGCGGGCCTTTCTCACGTCGCTTGATGACTGCGTTCCGCTCTTCGGGTACCGCAAAGATGCTGTCGAAGAGGTTGTAGCGTGCGACCTTGAAAGCTTGGATTTGCTCCCGAAGGGCTTTGCCCTTGACCTCCACCCGGCCCCTTGGGGCAATGCTGGCTAAGAATGCCTCCTCCGCATTTGTCTTACTCTGCTCGTACGTCCTCCAGTTATTCCGGATACGTTCGCCCAACGGGGTCGTGAACCCGGGGCCTCTCTCTTTTTCGTTCTGCGCCACAACAGCTTGTACGTTCGGATGGGCCTTGATCTTCTCAAGATCTCCCAGGTTGTTGACATCTTTAAGCGGCATCCCTGCGACCTCTTGAGAGGCATACTCCATCGCATCGTTGTAGGTAGTGTATGAATTGGCGGTAACACCAATTATCTCCAACGTGGCGAATGCGCCGTGCAGGAGTGGATTGTTTATCTTGGCACCTTCTCTGAGTCCCTCAAATATGGCCTGTGCTACCAATGGAACCGTGTTTGAGGATAATTCAGAAACAAGGAAATGCTCGTCGCGCTCGATTCGAGCGAGATCCATGGCTCCTCCGCGGAACCCCCGGCCACGGGCAGTTTCGACGGCCTGCGCCACGACAGGGCTCATCTTGTAGAGTACGAACTCTTCAAGTGTCTTCCCGAACGACCGGTCGAGCTTCTCTCCACTCGCAGTCTGCGTACCAAGCAACAACTTCCAGACGAGCTGAGGGTAAGCCTCTAGTCCGGCCCAGAAGTTGAGCTTGGTAGGCCCAACTTTTATCTCTAAGAAGTCAGCCTTCGACGGGTTGCGCCAGTTGATGCTCACATCATCGAAGGCTGCATCGGCTATTGCCATGATGGTCGTATTGGTCATCGTGGTAGCCATCAGGTCCCCGGCGATCATCTTTATCAACTCGGGGTTCCGACCCTTTGCGGCCTCGACCAGAGCCCCCACGGTATGGATTCTCGAGGCTTGGAACCGTGGCGAGAAAAACAGCGCGTTCATAGCCGGCGCGAAGGGTTGCATCCTCTTCGGGATAGGTCCGCGACCAGTGGCGGTGTTTATCCACTTGCCAACCGCCTGCCAGTCAGCGAGCGTCTTTGGGTCGTCGAGTTTGCGCCCCTCCTTTATCCAGTTGTTCGCTATTTTGAAGCCCACGTCCGACCGCAACTTGTTCAGGACCGTCACGTGAGCTCGCTCAGAGGCCCTCACGACCTTACCGATACCCGGGATATTCTGGGCCAAATCGGACATGAACGGCTCTTCCCTCATCATCCAGTCCACAGGATCGTCCAACCCCTCGCGGATGTTACCGGTCAACCTAGAGCCAGGACCACGGCGGGTGATCTCGATCCCGCCTTTGCGAAGCCAATCGTAGTTCTCATGTGTCAGGATACTGTGCTCGACGGCACGGGCGAAGTCCTCACTCTTGAAGGCATGGACACTGGCAGTGACAGCATCCTTCCATTCCTTCGGGTTACTGTTGCCAAGTACCCGGCCCTGTCTGGCTATGGCCGAGAGATCCGCAGTCGCCATCAACGTCCTCGGGAGGTTGATAACGCTCCATAGCCGGTCGGCTCCGCCTCTGCCGCCGCCTGTCCGGCTGATTCGGGCTAGATGGCCCGCGAATTCCTCACCGAACATCGCGTTGATCCGTGCGATCATCGCGGGTTGAGGGATAGCCCCTTTGTCTAAGATAGTGAGTAGAGCATTCTGGTTATTCCAAATGTCAGATTTGCCCTTCTGGAACGTGCGGGCATGTTCCATGAGCCCGAATATCTCTCTCCCACTAACCGGAAGAGGTTCCGAGAGCAGATGAGGCCGATCAATCGGGCCTTTAAGTGCCTCGAAACTCTCTCTGAACGTGCTGAAGGGGTCGTCGATGTCACCTGCTGAGATCTTAGCAAGCTCAGCCCTCTGAATATCGACAGCTCGGCCAATTCTGTGGGCTTGCTCGCGCTTGACCGTCTTAGATACCTCTTTGGTAACTTCACCTATTCTTGCGAAGTAGGGATTGAGTTTCTCGATGGTTGACCACACCTCATCAGGGAGTCCCGTAGGTTTAGCTAGCTGTGACTTCCCAAAGGCGGCCTTCAATACTATAGGGGCCGCCCTGGCATAATCAGGTCCCCGTGTGATACCCCACTTGGCGAGTCCAGCCCCACCCGTCACCAGACCCGGGTCTGTCAAGTACCTCTCCGGGCCGGATCGTCCTTTTCTGGCCTCTCCAAGGTCACGCAGCAGCCCTCCTAGATTACGCATGGAGGGCGCGTGTTCCCCGTCCCGCCTTGCAGCGGGGTTTGAAAACGCTTCCCCCAGAATACGGAGTGTTTCCTTATTGGCAGCAACTGACTTGTCGTGGTCAAACAATCTGGATAGAATGTACTCCGGCTTTCCCGCCCAGCCCCTGTCGGGCTTAAAACCGAACCCCCAAGGTTTGTCACCTGCGATTTGAGCCGGAATATCAGTGATCGGGCCTTCCCGCAGCTTGAACATAAGCAGCGCGTTAAGCGCCTCTGCGCCCCCCTCAAAGGTCTGCGCTACAGGGCCAAGCCTAGATCCTATGGGCTCTAAGATGTTGCGATTCACTCCGCCTGCTATACCAGACAGAAAGTCAAAGAAACCCGAGTCGTCATCATCGCCACTTTCTGCCACGCCCGCGTAGGGCGTGGCCTCACTCGCTTGTACTGCGGGGGCCTGTTGCCGCGTTAACACCTTGCGGTGAGCGGCCATCCTGGTTAATCGCTGTTGTCTCTGCTCGTCTGTTTCGGGAGGAAGTGGCATTAGGTACGCACCTTTCTAAACCTGGTGGGGGATCGGCGCACTGGCTTTGGCAGCCGTGCTTCAGCAGAATCTCTAGCTTTAGCGAGTAGCCCAAACGGGCTGGTCGCGTATTCCTCTCTCAGCCCAGGCATCATCGATGCTATGTACTCTTGTGGGGTCAGGCCTGGGGTCGTTGCAGCGACTTGGGCCTTACCGATGATCTTTGAGTCGGTGAGGTTCACAAGGCTAGTGGACCCAGTGGCACCTCCTCCTGGTCGGATGATTGGTCCTTGCGGTGTTGGGCCAAAACGGTCTATAGGTCTACCCTCTTCATCTTTTGGTAAGCCTTCTAAGTACGTTTTGGGATCATAGAACTCAGTACCCGACGGGAGAACTTCGCTAAGGGATGGGCCGCGGCCCCCAGCGTAGCCTATGTCTTCTCGTCGGCGGCCACGTTGGTAGAGTGGCACCTCCTCCTGGTAAACCCGCAAGGCTTCCCTCTGTTTGGCACGCTGCTCATAGACGAGATTGATGAGGCTTTCCTGCTCCTCCTCGTTGACCTGAGGGACGGCGGCGTAGCTGTACCCTTTCAGTAGCTCATCCTTTTGAGTGCCCAAGAAGTCCAAGAAGTCCAGATCCTCGGTCTCGTACAGAGGGGCTAGGGCCTGGTCCAACTCCGAGCCGCCCAGTCGTGCCCGCCGGGTGCTCGGCTCAACGATGTCCCCCTCGAACGGCCCGGACAAATGATAGGATGGCGTAGGCAGTTGTGTAGTCCCAGGGAACCCAGGCCGATCCTCTATCCTCGTGAGTAGCCGCTCGTCGAAAGAAAAGAACCGGTCAGCCTCCGTCTTTGGGAATTTGCTCTCGTCCAAGTCAAAGGACGGCACAGTGTCCCTAATAGTATCGGCGACAAACTTCTCGATGTTCTCAGGAGGCTGCCCCCCGGCCATTGCTGTTATGAGCTTGAGGGCTATCGGCATAATGGCCTGTTCCTCAAGATTGGTCATAAACGCTATGGACGAGTCAGTGGTAAGTACCCCTGTATCACGGAAGTGCTGCCTGACAAACTCTTCGGGGTCAATCCTGGCCTGTTCCTGGAGGAACGGCTGAGTGTACAGGCCTTCTTCCGCGCTAGCGAAGATATCCTCTAGACCTTCCTTGATAGACTCGCTAGTATTTACATGCCGTATGGCGCGGACTTGGTCTTCTAACGACATCTGGATACGGGAGCCGTCGGCGAGGGGGGTGTTATCCAGCCACTCGGTGAGGTCAGCTTGCCCCCATCCCTTAGCCTCCGTCAGGGCTGCCTTAACGGCTCTCTCTTCCGCCGCCCCCTCCAGGCCCAGGTTGGTGTAGTATGTGCCTGCCTCGCTATTCAGTAGTCGATCCGTGATCAGCTCTGACGCTCGAAGAGCCCGCTCGGGGCCGCCGGGTACGTGGGCATTGCCCGCGTTTACCAGCTCCACGTAGAGCCAGCTTCTCTCTATGTCTGTGAGGCCCCCATCTGGCAGAGCGCCTGGCCGGTTCTCCAGATATACTTTATTGAATTTCTCCCAGGTGGCAACCGCAGCAATAGCCCCCTCGTCGGTGTTGTATGTGCTAGTGATGCGGTTGTCTGCTTCAACCTGGTCCTCGTAGGTCAGCCTCTCTCTTTGGGAGCTGAAAATCCCGCCCATGATGCCGACCATCTCGGGAGTGTTTTGCGTCTCCCGGACCATATCTTCTGGGGTGATAAAGATACTTGGGTTGTCCTTGGTGATTTGAGTGAGGGGTACGTTCTTATTCGCGGTTAAATAGAATGCGATAGTACTCGCAGATCTTTTTGACTGACTGAGTAGAGTTTTGGCCAGATATTCCTTCGCGTGTTCTATGCTTTGTAAATACTGCTCTGTCTCATCGCCCTTTTTTGGCCAATAAGGCGATGTCCCAGGTTCCCAAAGATTTAGGGCATCAACGATAGCTCTTGCTTCTTTAATCGTAGTCGGGAGTGCCCCGGCAAGCTCCTCCAAGGTCTCCCTGCGATCTGTGGCGTCCACAATGACATCGACTCCAGCGATTATTACTGGGGCTGCTGCCAGGGCTGCCTTATCTGGGTCGCCTTTGGGGAAAGCCCAAGAGCGAGTGCTAGCTAACTCAGCGTTGTATACCAAGGTGGAATAGGCGACGATATCGTCTATCTCGGGCTTACGATTTATGCCCGGGCCAGTTGCGATCCCCCGTTGGGTTATAGCGGTCGAGACCGCGGCCTTGATCTGGTCCTTTGAGGCGATAGAGTTAGCTATCACCTCGATATCCTCAGGAGGCCCAGTAACAGTCGGACGACCGAAGTCATCGTAGGGCACCCCTTCTAACCCACGGTCGCTCATATCCTTTGCAAAGTTCCCACTCGAGAGACCGAACTCACTGCCTGCCGTACCCTCTGGACGGACCAACGTAACGAGCGCATCAGGGATAACAGTGCTCTGTACATACCCTAGGTACCGGAGAGTCTTATTGGGGAGAGGCATATCGGGATACAAAGTACGGTCGCTCATATCCTTTGCTTGACCAGTGGGCCGATACCCTGGGAAATCACTGGTCAGGGCGTCCTGAAGGGCTAGGTCCGTCTCACCTAAGTACTCCTCTAGATCGGCCCGATCAAAGATATCCCCTGGGATTCTTCCAGTTCTAATATCCACATCAATGACGTGCTTGAATTTGTCGGAGCTCAGAGGCATATCGGGATACAAAGTAATGACATTTTCCCAATGGAGAACCTCGTCCTCCAGGGCGCCCTTCATTTCAAAGAAGCCCTCCTCTATACCCTTATTCTCCTCTTGTAATATTCTCATCACGTCGTCCGGATCGAAGAGAGCAACGAACTGGTCTTCAACGCCGTCGATTGAGATGTATTCCGTGACGTAGCCCGTGGCGACAATGTCACTTGCGACCTTTTTCTCCTCTGCTGCTTCTTCCGCTGGCCTATGCACCGCCAGGGGGACGGGCTCACCCCCACCAAAACGGTAGTAAAGGTAGCGTACAGCATTGTCGGCGAATTTAGGGTCGAGGAGACCACGATAAATCATGTCCTGTACCATGTCCCCTACAATAGAGACAGCGGTGGTGGCTTCTTCAGCCTTAGGAACAATGACACCCTTGCTTTTGAAAAAAGCTACGATCCGGTCCAGGTTCTGCTGATCCTGACGATCCCTTTTCTTTTGCCCACGCAGTTCAGGGAACGGGTCTGTTCTGAAGCCTCTCGTAGACCGTCCACCTATGTAGGTTGGGAAGGGGGTGTCGTCCTTTCGCCCACTCAGTTCTCCGCCATAGACGATGGGCTCCTGTGGGGGGGCCGTCGGGTGAATAATATCGAGATAAGGTTGATGCGGGTCTGGTAGGTAATGACTCGGCATCAGACAATCTCCTTCAACTGACGCCGGGCCTCATCCGCCATACTTCTCATCTCCTTCAGGGTCAGGCCCTGCTCGTGGAGAAAGCGCGTAACTGGCCTAAGATGCTCCGTGGGCAAAAATCGCGATGAGATGTCCGCCTCTTGGTCCGCTGCTCTCTCGGCGGCCAAGTCTACAGGGTCGTTGATGAGATCACGGTCTTTACTCGCCATCAGGCAATCCCCCTCAATTGGCGCCGTACCTCGAAGTACACGCCCGTTTCCTCTCGCCATCGGTCTCCCGTACGACCACCCTGTGGACGCACGGCGTCGTAGTCACTCACGTTGTTCATCTCACGTTCATCGCCACACGTCTGGCAAACCCCTGGCCCAAGAACTCCTGGCGGAGGGACGTTGAACAGGTGGTTGTGCCTAGTAGGCATTTTAGCCTCCGCGCCGGATCGTCTGGCCGTTGGGTTGGCCCACGGCGCCGCCCTGCGGGGTGCCGAGTTGTGAGCCTAGAATGTCCAGGCCGCCCGGCCCTTGCGGGAACACCGAGGGCTGGCCGGAGCGAGTCGCCACTCTCTGCCGCTGGATGTTGGCCTCACCCGGGCGGGGAAGTCTGCCCTGCCCCGGCAGAAACCGGTTCCCCTCCGGTGTCGGAAGAGCCCCGGCGGCTTCGGCCTGCTGCTCTCCCAGGTTCGATCCCAACTTGGCCTTGAGCCGCTGAAGCTGTTCGGGCCGTAGCTCCTGAAGCAACTGCTCGGCAGCCATCTGGTTCTGTTCGTCCAGCGGGTTGGGGACCCCGATACGCCGCTGCGCCTCGTACAGGGAGATCATCTTCTGGGAATATAGCTGTCGTGCCAGCAGAGCCTCTCGCTCTCGCTCTTCCGGCGCCTCGGCCTTGAAGACAACGGTATTTTCGTAGTAGCCCGCCACGTCCTTTGGCGCTATCGTCTCGTCGAAGCTATGAACCTCGCTGCGAGCGTGGACTGTCACCGACGATCTAACAAGATTGACCAGCAGACGGGAAAAGCTGGAGTTGCACCCCTCGACGGCCCTTGAGAGCCCGTCTGCCACGCCCTGGAACCTCAGCCTTCCCATGCCGGCCAGCACAGAGACCGCGAACCCGGTGCTCAGACCCTTCGGCCTCAGGCCCCTAACGACGTTAGGGAAGGTGGCCTCCTCGATCATCGTCTGCACCAGCGACAGGTGGTTGAGCAGGTCAGGCGGCAGGTTCGCCAACGGGGAGGGCCTGATCTCCACCCCCGTGGGGATGACGTTCATGCTGCCATATAGCTCGTACTCGTCCTGAACCTGACGGGCCTGGTGCTCGTTACCGTAGATATCGAGAGTACGCCACGCAATGGTACGGAGTATCGCCTCCATCTGGGTGACGAGACGGGCCTCGGAGTCCAGGAGCTGATGTACGGGGAACAAAATGCCCTGGTAGCGTTCGTGAGGCATCCCCGTATCGAAGTCGAGCGCACTAGCCGGCACCACAGAGTGGAAAAGCAGGCCGCCCTGGCCGTGCTCTGTGGGCGGACGCACGAACTCGTCGTCCACCATGAAGGCGTAGTACCGTTCGTCCCAATACTCCCGCCAGACGACGGGGTCGGAGCGTTTCCCGGGAGTACGGGCGGTCCACTCGGGGAACCGTTTGCCAATATCGCCCCGGGTAGACTTGATGCTCCGTATCACCCACTTGGGGCCGGTCGCCGAGTCGTCCCACATCATCTCCTTGGGGTTGATGTTGCGACACATAAAGGGAAAGGTGAGACGCTTGCGCTCCATGAAGTCCTTGAGGGCCTCACGGTAGTCTTCCTCACGCACCAACATCACCTCGCCGTTCTCGAGGGTGATGCCGAAGTCGTCCATGTCAGGAGCATCGGGCCACAGCGTCATATTGACCATCGGCTGGAGCCAGGCTATCCCGTAGGTGAAGGCGTGCTTGACCGCGGTCCTGAGCACCGGCTCCCGTATGGAGTTCCACGCGCCGATGTAGAACTTCTTGATCTTCTCCGCCCTCGCCTTGGAACGGACCATGAGGGGGATATCGATGGTCATGTTGTTTACATCGACGTGATCCGTAGCGACGTCAATAATCGCACGAGCGGTGGCGGGTCGGACAGGGTCGGTACCGGGCGGATGTGGAGTCTTACGTCTAAGGAAGTAGTAGTCTTCCTCGACCTTGCATTGCTGGTGAAAGGGACGGAAGTGGCTTTCGCCCCAATCGAGCAGGGCTTTGATGTCCTCCCATGTGGGAGCAGAGGAGGCCTCAGGGGTTAGCGGTGCTATCTGGGGCGTTGTTACCATTATTGCCTCCAGTTACGGGAATGGGAGCCCTGGCACCCCCAAAACCGTTACCATCATTTATCTACTCCTGCCATGTCGGCACGGAGGGCGAGTCGGTCGGACTTACGTTTCGCCATCATCTTAGCACCGTTACTGCGTTTGGGCGATATCCCATCGACTTCGGCCTGTGTCGGGACGTACCTATTGGACCGGCCGCCCAGGCGGTTAGGCTCGACTCTACGGGGTCCTGCGCAGGCGCTCAGGCCTAACGCGACGGCAAATATGTAGTCGTCGTGCTCACCGCGGGGCACTTGGAGCCGGAACGTCCCGCCGGGCATCCTGCGCATCTGCATCGCCCTGAGCTGCCTCATAAGCGGCCGTATTGGTGGAAACGAGACGGTATTGCGTGCGATGGCGCCGGCGAGCCGGTTGAGCATGTCCATACGACGCTCCCCCACGATGGCAAACGGCTCCACCGGCAGATGTGTGGTAGCGAGGTCTTCTTCCACCCCTTTGCCGCCACCGGAGGACGCATCGAACACCAGTCGTTTGAACCCCCACTCCTCATGGATCTGGAGGATGGTCTCTCTCGTCCGTACCCACGAGTAGGTCGTATCCCATTCCCAGTGGGCCACGATCTTCCTCTCATGGAGGTCGAACATCACCATAACGGACGGGTCGTTGGTCCAGCCGATGTCCAGGCCCGCGACGTACTCTCTGCCTGGGACGGGCATATCGAGCAGGTCCCCGGCGATGCACTGGTCGATGCCCTGGAAGAAGTTAGCGTTGTCGCTGACACGGGCCAGGTAGAGTCTCTCCCAGGCCGCGACGGACAGGATCTCCTTATCAGACTCTATTTCCTCGAGGTCGGTAGGAGTCAGCAGCGGGTTCTCGAAGGTAGGCGCCGTCTTGGCGAAGTGGGCCGGGTTGCGCGAAGCCTCCGTATAGGCTCGTTCAAACCAGTGCTCCGGGTAGGTGGACGGGATGCCCTCGAAATACTGCCAGCCCAGCACCCCCGGGCTTCTGCTCACCGGCAGGACCTTCTCGAACGCCTCGTTGGTGACGTCCTGGGCCTCACAGACCCACAGGTAGTCGATCCCGGTAGTCTGAAGGGTATCGGAGTTAAAGGCGCTTTTGACCTCTACGTACCCGTTGCGGTGCTGCCAGTTGGCGTTCCCACGAAGCCAGAAGGTCCACTCGGACGGTTGCTCCTTGATGCGCCACTCTCGGGGTATGAGCTCGGCCATCTCGTTCCAGGACTGACGGGCCTGGGGATAGTCCGGCACAACGAGCCAGGCGTGGAAGGGGGGAACCATCGACTCGGGGCGCGGCTGGGCCAAAACGGTCTGGTACGCCGCCATCATGTCTCCGATGGCGAACCTTGTCTTGCCCCACCGGCGGCCGATCTTGGCCACGATGCGCCGCGCCCCGTCGGCCCGTGCCTGATGCATGAGGGCCTGCCCGTCATGTGGCACGTATTTAAGCTGGGGGGTCGGCATTGGGCTTAGGCCCCTTCTTCTCAGGGGGATGCGGCGCCCACGGGAGCCCCAGGTCGGTCAGGGCACCTCCCGCCGCGTCTTCCTGCTCGGCCTTGGGATCTCCCGTGCCGACCAAAGCCTTCTGCTTGAGAAACGTCCCCAACACCCACCGGGCCGTCTCCATACGAACCTTCTCCATCGCGGGCTTGGTTGGCCGGGGGGCGTTGATCATGTCGTAAATCTCGTCATACGCCAGCCGGGCCAGGTCGTCTATCTCAACGATCCTACCCGGTACCCGTCCCGCCTCTCGGGCCTGGACCGCCCGTTTGAACACCGGGTCGCCGTAAATCTCCTTGTTAATGTACCCAATAGACGTCCCTATCTCACGAGCCGTCTGCGCCCTGCTCGGCCACTTAGGCCGCGCCCACAGAAACTTCCGTTTGGTCGGCGAAAGCCGGTCCCACCCATCAATCTCCTCGAGCAACGTGGGCTCGTCCCCAAGAACCCTCCTCCCATTAACAGCCTGGGGAACCTGAGCTAGTTCCACACCCACGCCTCCTCCCTAAACCCGGCCACACTGTATCGCACCCCGTACCGCTCCAACCCTCGCGCCCTCACCGTCACCCTTCCCCTCCTCCCATGAGCGTGCCGCGTCCGCTGGAACATGCACTGCTCGTCATTGCACTCAGACCCGTTAGCCCTCATTATCGTCAGTTTTGTCAGTTTTGTCGGTGGCATTCCCACCCGTTCCTGAACAAAAAGAGAACGAGCCAGGCAACTCGCCAGAATTGTCAGTTCTGTCAGTCGCACCGGCGGCCCCGGGAAGAGAAAACCTAGATACGACTATAGGAGTCCTCTCACCCACCCAACTACCCTCAGTATTGAAACTGAAATACTCCTCGGCCTCATCGTAAGGGTCCTTATCCCCCACAGGGATGTCCCGGAACTCTTGAGCCAATGCCTCAATACACCTCTCCCTATCGTAGATCGCCACCGGAACTTGGTTTATCCGCTGCCCTACCCCCATGAACCCCTCGTCTAAAGAATCCCCATGAGCTTCACCAAACACCACAATCTCCTCGTCAGGAAACCGCTCCCCACAAAACTCATCCATAGCCTTGCGTAGACCCGTCTTACTGCGCTCAGCCATCCCCAACCTCCTTTATCCCAACAGAAACGCTACGCTTTTTACTGTCACTGCTGACATCGGGGTCATCCAATAGCCGCTCCACACCTTCGCCACCACGTGCATGGGCCACAACAGTAACCGTGACAGTAGCGTCAGTAACGACCCTGCGGCCCCAATTACCGTCACGGCCATCAACCCCTATGGCACCATCCCAAACCTCCTCCTCTAAAGGGACCGCCCAAGGGGCATCCCCCTGGGCTGTCCCTTTCCTCCACCAAATCCTTTCGCGTCAAGTTGGAATTGAGGGGGACCAACGCTAAAGGCTTGCGCCCAAGGGTACCCCCCCTTGGGCTGTCCCTTAGAAAGTGCCCGATGTCGTCGCCCCCGAGAGCTTCTTCTGACCCGCCCAATATAGAAGGTTCAGGAATTCGGAAACTCTCGGAACCACCTACTATCCCACCGACAGAACCGACAGAACCACATACCATTCTCGCCGAAACCACTTTGCTATATACAGTTCTCGCGAGGGGTGACATCCACGATAAGAGGGGGCGCCTCACCGCAACAGGCCCCCGCGTATAGGGCACGGTCCCTAATGCATCGCCGTGGTATAAGGCACGGTCCTCTGTCGGTATAAGGCACGGTCCTTTGAGACTCGGCGCTGCCCTAGCTCTAGGCCTTGGGCTGTAGGCTAGGGCCCAAGGCCTCAGTCTGGCAAGGGCCTAGGGCCTAGGTCTGGCGGAGGCTTATGAACCACAAACCTAAGACACCAGCCGCCATCCTACGGCGCCGCTATGTTGCCTACTGATACCGGGGGGGGTTGTGTTGGGGGCCTGGTGGCGGTTGCCTGCGCCCCTTCCCACCATGTATTTGTTTTGGCGCGCTGTGTTCGCGCCGCCCTCGCCGTCGAAGAGCTATTGATTGTGCCCGGCCGGTATCTTATGACGTCCGGCGTCCAAGGCCGGCTTAAGGTCCCTTCCGAGCGCAGGGCTCCGGACGACCAATGGTGGCGGTATGGGGTGCGGTGTATGTCCGCCCTATCCTACACCGCACTACGAATCGCCGTCAATGTCCAGAGAATCCGAATCAAATTGCCCAAATCACCTACGGCCTAGGGGTTGACAGAGCTTGAACCTAGGCTTTAGGATATCCCACGTAATGGGCCGAAACAGCACGCAGCACCGCGCACCGATCAACAGGAGGGACAGCATGAAGGTCGGCGAGATGCACTTTCGCGATCCACAAGTAGCTTTCGATCACGCTATCAAGGTTGGCGCGTTCGGGGTGACGCGCAACGGCAACCACAAGTACGCTGGAGATTATATGTATATGTATTCCGATCCAGGCACCGACTACTTCAAACACCACGACACGCGCAAATACGTGACGGTCCCGCATAGCTAAGCGCCGCGCACTATTCAAGCTGGAGGAACACACCGTGACTACCTGGACAGACGCCGACTATATCCGGACCGTGCAAGGCATTGCGCAAGACGCTATAGACGAATATCCCAACGCCGTCGAAGATAATCCAGACCCTGATAATGAGTCGTGGGACGCAGCCCAAATTGTGGAATATCGCCAGGACTACGTGAGCGAATCCGTGGATGGCAGTGAATACGTCATCTACTACGCCGCCAACGAGATTGTACTTCAGGCGACACAAAACGAGCCCGACGGCGCCGAAGTGCGCGCACTGAGCGCCGACGATGCCGATTGGCGCGCTATGCGCGCCCTCGCCGCCTACATGGCCATGGAAGCCGACGTCCATGCCGAGATAGACCGCATCGCCAACTAGCACGCCGCGCACCATTCAAGCTGGAGGAACACCATGAACACAATCGAACGCGGGACGCGTGTCGACGTATACCGCAATCTGCACAACGGCACGTGGTCCGTGCGCGATTGCCAAACTGGACGCGTCATAGCCCACATGGACACGTGCTCAATATATGACGCGGAGTTAGTGGTCCAACCCGCTGGACGCCGCCGCGTGTTGCGCGAGGGCCGTAAGAACGTTCACGCATTCGCACGTGGGTACATACACAACCCCGCGCCGTCCTGGACGCTACTGAAGCGGTATATGCGGAAGATAACATACAACCCCTACAAAGCGGCCTCTTTCACGTATGCCGACGATGGCGGAGCTATCCATAATGCCGATATCGTTGCGCTGGGACCAGAGGGTGTTCATGTGTACCAGCACCGCTCTGATGGCGATCCGGCAATGGTACCGCTGGACGTTTGGCGCGCACTATTAGAGGCATCCTCGCAGAAGGAAATAGCCAAGGCCCACCGCCGCATCGCCAACTAGCACGCCGCACACTATCAAGGGAAGGAACACAATGATCACGCTAAATAGTATCGTACGCGACCTGGCGCAACGCCTACCACAGCCACAGACCATACGCTTGAATGGCACAAGTGATATCGAATTACTCGACGCACAACTACGCGCCGAGGTGATTCGACAGGTGAAGGACGGCACGCGCGTACCTGGATACCTACTAGGTGTCGGCCTGGACGCGAAAAGTGTGAAGGGTGAACAGTACCACTACGTAACCGGTATGCAATATCTCACGCCTGCCGATGGTAGCGGCGTAGCTAATCTATGCGCCTATGCATCCCCTGGGTGCAAGTTCGCTTGCCTAAACACCGCTGGCCATGGTGATCCTCGCATGGGCGACGTTGTCCAGCTAGCACGGCTCACACGCACGGCGTACTGGCAGTATCAACGCAGCGCATATTGGACGCAACTGATTAAAGAAATTGACGCCTTGATACGCAAGGCCAAGCGCAAAGGCATGATCCCGGTAATCCGTTTGAATGGCACAAGCGATATCGTGTGGGAGCGCACCCGCGTAGTTGTAGACGGCGTCACCCTCGCGTCTAACATCATGGCGCTATATCCACACATACAATTCTATGACTACACAAAATGGCCATTCAACAAGCGCGAAACGCTGCCGTCTAACTATCATCTCACGTTCTCACGGTCTGAGGACAACCACGCCGAAGCTATGCACAATCTGGCCATGGGCCGTAGCGTTGCCGTAGTGTTCAACACAAGAAAAGGTCAACCGTTGCCGGAATCCTGGAATGGATACCAGGTGATAGACGCCGACATCTCCGACCTACGCTTCCTGGACGCCAACGGCGTCATATGCGGACTGCGCGCCAAGGGATACGCCAAACACGACGACTCGGGGTTCATAGTCGAAGCGTCCAACTAACAGGCGAGCGAAGCGCCGAGCACTAGTAGTGACGACACATGGGAGAACCATCATGAGACCATCGGTACGACGACCGCTTGCATACGCCCTGGACGCCGCCAGCCGGGGCGCGGCGCTGGCCTATGACGCATACGCCGCCGAACACTACCGCGCACCCGCCTACGCCGTGGTTGAGAACGCCGCCGTGGTTGACACGCTCAACGACGTTTGCGGGTTCGCCTCGGTCCACGTGGATAACTCCAGGCGCAACGGCGCACCAGGTGCGAAGCTCATATCCGCGTTCAGGGCCGGGGGGGAAGCCCATAGCTACAATCCCGAATGGACCATAACCACGCCCACGGCCACGTATCGGCTGCGGAAGTCCAGCTACACCGGACGCGCCGCCGTGGGTAGCCCCTGGACCATCTCCGGGGGGTTCGCGAGCTACGGCAACGGCGCTATGGGCGCGGCTGGGGCCTCCGCCCATGAGTTCTGTAAGACCCTCGCCGCACATGGCTACTTTGGCTGCACATCGTCCACTCGCATTGATTAGCGCCAGGGGCCAGAAGATCAGAAAATATCCGGGTCCGCAAGGCTTGACAAGCGTTTCTCCCGTATGAGACCATGCCTTGTGATGGATCGAAATGGGACGCCTAGCGGCCAAACTAAACGGAGGTCGAAATGCTCTACAACGTAAGGGACATGAAGAAGTTCACAGGATACGGCCCCGGCTGGAATCGGTGTGAGTGCGGTCTGCCGCTGAAACGGACGAAGGCTGACAACCTCGTCCATCTGCACGGCCAGCACAGCCAGCGGGCGCATGACCTGGTGATGCGAAAGAAGGCCGAGGCCGCAGCCAGGGCATAGACGGCTGAGAGGCCGGCACCCAACCACCATAGCGCCTGGGGCCAGGGGCGAAACTGGCCGGAGGTCGAAATGCTCTACACCGTATCGGATATCGCGCTCGATTATGAGCCCGGCGAGGAGATCGTCGGGACCGTGGAGGCCGATTCGCCCGAGGAGGCCATCGTCGCCGCCCTCCAGGCGATCTCGCCCACCTATGTGGCCGACATGATCCGCTCAGACCCCGACGGCGTTGCCAAATACATCCTGCCCGACTACGTGGCCTCACCCGCGTAGTCGGTGCACCCCATAACGGCTGAGAGGCCGGGGCCGCGTGGCCCCGGTGTAAAGCCCCCGGCTGGGTCTCAAGGCCAGCCAAATATAGGGCGGGAGAAGGGACATGGTAGAGGCTATGGCGGAGATCCGGATGCTGATCGAGGCCGGGCTGATGACCGAGGCAGAGGCTAGCCGAGTCATAGCTAGACTGGAGGAGGTGGAGCTATGAGCTCCACGCCAGGACCGTGGACGATTGACCACCAGCGGATAGGGCCGCCCGGAGAACCCGTGGCGCTGCTATGTGATGTGCATGATCCGATGAGCGGCACGGTGATCGACTGGCCTAGAGGCGATGACTCTGGCACCGCAATGTCGATTGATGACGCCGAAAACGAGGGCAACGCACGGCTGATCGCAGCATCACCCGATCTCCTCGCCGCCCTGAAGGCTCTATTGGACTCCATCGACGGCGTGGACTTCACTGTCCTCTCGGATCAGCCAGATGACGACTCTGGACTAACCTATGACCAGATACCGTGGGCGCAAGCCGAAGCCGCCATAGCCAAGGCCACCAACGGCCAGGAGGAGAAGTGATGCCTAAATTCCGAGTGACAACCCAACGCACACAGGAGGTCGTATGGCTCATAGACGCTAACTCTGAAGAGGATGCAGAAGAATACCACGGCGAAGGCGAGATAATCGAAGAGAATTACGGCACGTTCACCCTGACACGGGCCACCGTAGAGGAGGAGGAGCTATGACCGATCTGACAGCGGACCTGGAATTCGTGACTGATGGACGCGGCACGGGGTGCCGAATCGTGTCCGACCTCGCGTTTTTCGACGAGGTCCGGGACGGCGAATCTGCGGACGGTTGCGTGATCGAATTCGATCACCCGTTGGCCTACCTGGAGGACGAGGAGATCCTAGAGATAGCCGAGCGAATCAAGGCGTATCAAGCCGCAATCGCCAAGGCCCCCGGCCAGGAGGAGACCGCTTGAACCTAGTCATAGGTGACTATATCGAATTCACGTTGCCACAATTCCAAGGCGGGTCATTCGCATCCCAAGGCCGCTATCGCTCAAGCCGTGGGGCAACCTACGTTGGGGACCAGGTCTTCCGGGGGACAATCGAGCGGGACTGGTACGACACCAACCGCCGTCACTGGTTCTCCATCCGACTCACCAACGGCAAGCTCAAGCGGGTCCAAGGCAAGAACCTTTACCCTGGCGTCACCACCCAACGCCGTGGGGAGGACCATGACGTTGCTGCGGCTGGCAAGGCGGCTGGCAAACAGTTCAGAAAAGAGGTGGCATAGGCACACAACGCCCAACCCTAGGCCCCCACCGGATACGTGGCTGTACGGCTACTGTGGGGGCATTACCGGACGATTAAACCATGAGGAGGGAGTGACATTATGACCAGGAAGTTTGAAAAGATCACGCTGACGACCTGTCTGGACACCTACGGCTCGAAACACGCTGCGGCGATGACCGCCCTCGATGAACTGATTCCTCTGATCGAAAAGTACTGTACCGAAGTGACCCTGATCGATTATGACCTCGAAGGGGAATACGAGCTCCTCCTCAGGCCTACCGAGGAGGAGGAGAGATGACTGCACGCGAGGCGTTGGGCTTTATCGCCGCACTATCACGCCAAGAAACGGATGACCTCTACGCAACTGAGGCCGATGAACTCATGGACGAGATGGATGTTTCGGAAAAGTTGCGAGAGCTTGTGGTCGCAGACGTAGCGGGAGGGCAATACCAGTGCTCCGATTGTTTCCCCGATGGGTGCGGAGAATCCGCCGAGGAACACAACGCCACTGGGAGAGAGATCAGCATGGGCATGGGCGACCTCCCCATGGGGGACCGGAGTGGGTGGGCAGGTTTTGTGCGGAAGGAACGGTACGCTTCCGATGTCTGGGATCAACCTGTTTCCCGCATAGCGTTAATCCATGAGATAGCCACGACCAGGAGGAGGAGTGATGGCAACGACAAGTGATCTGAGAGTTTGTCAATCATGCTGGGGCAATCGTCCGGTGGGGAGTCATAATTGTATGGGTGTGTGGTTTTCGGAAATCGAACGACGGTTGGTGGTTTGCCACTGTACCTGCGTGGAAATGTATCTCAAGTGGGATGCGCTGAGGGTCAAGGCCTATGCTGATGCCTACCCACCGACAGAGAAACACAGCGACCTAACCACCATCGACCACGGCCACGATATGGGCGAGAGATGGCTCTCAGACCCGTTCGGCGAGGAGTGACTATGAGAATCAAGATTCAAACGCAGGCCCGTGACCTACACGACGCCATCGATGCAGCCTGGCAACGAGAGCGCCATGAGGCGAGATGCCCTGAGTGCGACGGCACCGAACTCTCCGAGGACACGGGTATATGCTGGGGTTGCTCAGCCCGGGATTACCTCGAGGACGGGGTGCCCACAGCCGAGCTCGGCCCCTAGCTACAAAATTGCTCAGATTGCCCTCCAGCCGTAGCTGAGTTCTGCCGGGGCCGACTTGACATCGGGTGTGCACTGTGCCAGAATAGCTCAGCGGGTTGGCACCGACAGCCCACAATCAGGGTGGCGACCAACGCCAGGGGGAGAGGACATGGCGCATGAACATTGCTATACCCGAAACCCTATCGACGTAGTGAGGCGGAGCATCCACCGACCGGATAGAGGTGTGAAGGTGCGCGTCTACCAATGCACGTGTGGGGATTGGCCCCCACAAGAGGCCGCTTTGGTTGCTCGAGAGGTTGCACGGAGGGAGGCGCACATAGTCTCGGACTGGGAGGCCATGTGCAGAGGCAGGCATACATCATGGCGTGAGTGTACCTGTGGGAACACCCCGGAAAATCCGCCCAAGGGTCTGAAGAGGTCTAATCTGTTCTGGCGAGACCACTACGACCGCTACGACGAGTGCACCTGCGAGGTGGATGACTACCAGTGTCTGCTCGCTGACGCTAAGCACTACGCAGACGAGACCGAGAGCAGTATGCCCGGTTGTGGGCCAATCATACGCAGTGCCAAGCGTGTCGTCGCCCGTTGGCGAGGGTTGGAGCGGGGAGATGACTAAAAGGCACTGGAAGGATAGCTGGAATCGGCACAGAACCAAACGACTGGTCCTGTCCTGCACGCCGGAGGAGGCGACGCTGGTGCGGGACATGGCGAACGAGCGGGGGGAGACAGTCCAGAGCTACCTGATGGCACTTGTGCTACGAGCAGCAGCCCGTAGCAGACGGGCCGCCATCAGCCAGGAGGAGGAAGGAAGAATATGAAATCCAAACAATTCGCCAAGCTCGTGGGGGGCGGCTGCCGACATAAGGGAGGCTCGGCCAACCCTGCGTGCTGGCACAGTTGGGGGACCGTGGCATTGACGTTCCGAGACGGGTCGATCCTGGTTCGGAATAGACACGGCCATGTGCGAAGGCTGCTGAAATTCGTATACGAGAGCGGCACGCCGCAGGAGGAGGTGGATACCACCGGGCAGCTCGTCGGCCTCGACCCTAAATCGAGGTACGACATCCTCGATGGTGCCACCGGAGCGTGGGTGGCTCGGAGTGTTCAAGGTGCGCAGGCAGAGAGTGGAACGTGGGCGGTGGGCGATGAGGCGTGGCCTGTGGGGGAGGAGCTATTCCGTGATGCGCCTGCCGCCGTTGCGGTGCTCCGGGAAACACGATGCTAGACTGCGGGAGATGCCGGCACCCCCAGGATCATCATGGTGACCGTAGCTGTGACGGGTCGTGGGAGGCGATCAGCGAGACCTGCGGCTGCGCTGGGTTCATGTGGCCTGACGAGGGACTCGCCCCCACCACGCCGCCATGCTCCACCTGCCGACACCCCAAAAGTTGGCACACAAGCAACTGCATGGGCAACTGCCCATGCGACATACGCCATTACGAGGAGGACCTTATGACCGACGATAAGACACGTGACCTGGCCCAGCAGACTGCCCAGTTGGTAGACGAGCTCGCCGCTCGGCTAGACGACCTCAGTGAGACTATCCGAGTGATGCGGCAAACCAGTGAGGTCCACCCGGCCCGGTACAGGGCCAACATGACCTCCACCTCGAAGGGTTTGCCCTCCCACGACGTAACCGTGGACTCCCAGGACTCCGGCATAGGCGCTGAGGCGGTCGAGATTCTCAAGGTAGCCATGTTTGAGCGTGCAGTGGCCCGATACCCCCACGGCGTGGCAATCGAACCTGATCTTAACGAGGACATCACTCAGGAGGACTACCGATGACCGAGGTTGCACTGACTACGGCCGAGGTGTCACGGAGGCTGGGCTATACAGACCAGACCTACCAGGCCGTAATACGTTTGATCAGGAGCGGCAGGCTGGCGGGGTTTCGGCTTTCCGGGCGGTACTGGCGCGTGATGGAATCCGACCTGGAGGCGTTCATCTCGCACCAAAGGGCGGCCACCGACACCTAATCTGAGTAGGTAATGCCTACATGGACGCTGTGCTCGTATGCCCACGCCTTTTGGGACCGGACCCAGTAGACCTGAGCATCGTCGCGAAACGCTACGCGGTTCAGGGCATCGAGCACAGCGCCCAGTACGTTGTTGACGTCTGGCTTCACCAAGGAGGGCTCGCCTTCCATCTCGGCCTTGCGCTTCTTCGACCAGCCCTTCGGCATGGCACGGCCGATCAGCACCGAGACCTCGACTCCCCCCTCGTAGTCGGCCCGTGCCTGGAGGCCAGCCTCGACAGCATGGGCGGTCACACGTTCTACGAACCCGCCTGGGTCAGGGGTGTACGTGTGGGCACCGCCACGTGTGACCCGAGGCCGCGCCTTCCCCCGAGCCTCTCCCGGCACCCGGAACCCCACGTACGAACTCATCCCTGCCCTCCGTTCCAAGTCTCTCGCTTGGAACGGTTCCTCGGACGATCCCATGTCGCCACGCCACAGTTTGGACACCTTCTGACATCAGAGATGCGAGGAACCCAACTGTACTCGCAGTTGGTGCAACTCAGCCTCGGCAGCTTTATCAAATTCGGCATATAGATCTCCTTGACGTACATCACATGGTACTGTACCCTGGGGTGCATGTCAAACCCTATCGACCCTGAGAGGTTGGAGGCCGCACTCTATGCCATGCGTGATGCGATGGTGGATCTTCAGAGCCAGAACAACGACCTCCGTACCCGGCTGTTGCTGCTGGAACTGACCAGTCATGCTTTTTTCAAGGACCACGCCTACAACGACTGGTTCTACTCGTCGGCTGGAGTGGTCGCCGCCTACAATGGCCTCCACGCGCACGAGGATGGCTTTACAGCGGCCCGCAGCATCGAGGACGTCCCAAAGTGGCTGAGAGAGGCGAACGTGCAGTATCAACGCAAGCCCACGGGCCAACGCCTGGACGACCGCTACAAGGGGGAGGCATGAACCTCACTGTCAACGGGGATGTGGTCAGGTACGTCACGCAGTTGGCCGGTGATGGCTCGGTGCGATTTGAGGTCACCAAGCTCCGAGAGGAACACACCGGCGTCCACGGCCTGCTCCGCATCATCCACAACACCACGGTTCTGGCCCAGACCATCCTGAACATCGAGAAGGACGACCAGCGGGCCAAGCTAGTCAACAGCGCATGGGAGTTCCAGTTCGGGTCATGGCGCACCACGGGGACATGGACTCACCCCGACGGTTCGCTCTACGGCCGTCTAGACCTCAAGCACCAACTCGACCAGTTTTGCGGCAAAGCATGGGACTTCCTCACCAACTCATACGGCACCGAAATCCTTGAACACGACCTCTCAACCGAGCCCCCACCTCTCCGGTTCCTGCTTGACCCGTACCTGATCGAACGCGGGGGCACTCTGGTATTCGCTAGCGGTGGGTCCGGCAAGTCCTACCTCGTGCAAGCCTGGGCCATCTGCATCGCCTCAGACCTGGCTCACATCTGGCCCGTAACCCAAGCACCTGTCCTCTACATCAACCTGGAACGCTCAGATAGTGAGTTGTTGCGCCGAGAATATTACCTAGCCGCAGCCCTTGGGCTGCCTGCACAGCGCACCGGCGTCAAGTATCTACATATGCGAGGGCAAGGGCTAACAGCAGCCCTCCGCCGGGCCGAGCCTTGGGTCAAGGATCACCCCAGGGCACTGGTGATCCTAGACTCAGTGTCTCGCGCTGGCCTCGGTGGCTCCCTAATCGACGATGAGCCTGCCAACAAGTTCATCGACATGATGGGGTCCCTTGGTGCCACATGGCTGGGTATCGGCCACACATCGAAGGCTTCGGGCGACCGCATCTTCGGGTCGGTCCACTATGAGAACGGCGCCGATATCGCCATCAAGCTGTCCTCCGAAGAGAAAGATACCAAGACCGGCTTCAGTCTGGGTATGTCCCTCCAAATCACCAAGGTCAACAACGGTAGAAAGACCAAGCCCGCGAACTATGCACTGGAATGGAACGGCACCGGGAACCTCTCAAACATCCGCGCCGCATCGGAGGTGGAGTTTCCTGACCTTTTCCTTGATCGCAAGGCCGGGCGGACCGAGCGAGTAGTCGATTATCTCAGAGCCATAGGCTCTGCCACCCAAGCCCAGATAGTCGAGGCCACCGGACTTGATACCCCAGCCGTCAGCAAGATGATGAACTTGGCCGACGGGCAGTTTGTCAGGCTCCCCCAGAAACAAAACGGGGCCTACCTGTACGGGTTGAGGGCCGAGGGTTCATGAAATCTTTGCTCGACAATTATCTGACAACAATTGGAGAATGAGAAGGTGGGACAATTATTATTGTTGTCCCTCTTTCTCTTAGAGGCAACAATAATAATTGGGGACTAGCGGAGGGGGATAGGATGTCGGAGATTATGTTTGTGGACGCCAATCGAGATGTAACCCAGGTGGAACTGCTGGCGTCGTGCCGGGAGATGCTGGCCGTCCTGAAGGCAGAGTGGATGATCGAGGGCGAGTTGGGAGACGAGCTGTGCCTGAGAACCTCGTGCTTCGATGCGTGGGGGGTCATTGCGGACGGCCACACACTCGAGTGCCCTATCGGCCGAGCTCAGGCCGCTATATCCAGGGCCGAGAAGGGCTAGGGGACCTGGTGGCACTCACATGGGCACCAATAGTTCACCCGGCCGGGTGCTCTGGCGGATCGCCCGGTGCAACGCCTATGAGTCCCTATCCGGCAGCCGTAGGACGTCGGCGGGTTCTCGGCGACCTGAGTTGCGGCGGCAGAGGGTAGCTGACGTTCCAATTCCCCCTGGCAGCGGGACGTCTCCAAAAGGTCCGCGGCGGGCGGCCCATAGTCCTGATAGCCGCACATGACGCAGGCCTGCACTGCCATTGATGGGTCCCAGGACTCACGGAGCCGTTCTCCACAACGCGGGCAGGTGCTCACTCCCTCTTCGCCCGGATACATAGCCGACACAGCCCCGTGATGTTCCGCTTCCGGTAGTAGCGGGGTGCCCCACACGATGTGCACAGCCCTTTCGGCTCGCGCTGGTGGTACCGGTCGTTCCAATGGGTCCGGCCGGTGTTGCGATACAGCCGGTGGACCCACTGACGGCTGCATCCGATGATCTGGGAGATCTCGTCGAGCGTCATGCGCTGCCGAGCGGCCTCGTCAACGATATCGAGGAACGCCTCCAGGTAGCGGGAACTCACTCCGCCGCCGCCTCACATAGCCTGGTCGCTGTGGCCATGTCGTGGCCCTCCTCACTGAGGTATGCTGGCAGGCTCATGCCTCCGAGCCTCTCCTGGACCCACGTCCTGCGGTCCGAGGCGGGGAGCTCAGGGAGGAGAGTACGGTCGATCCACATCCAGAACGCTGTGACGCCTGGGGTGGGAGACTCCGACTCAAACAGGTCCTCCTGCTTTTCTTCGATTTGGATAGAGGCCATGTGAGCCCGCTGCTCGGGGCCATCGGGCTGCTCTGGCATCTGCGTGGCTGTACGGGGCCCCTGGGCAGGCTCAGAGGCGTCGTCTTCGTTGTGCCACTTGCCGGTGTCGGCTACAGGATGAGCGTAGCCACGCATCCGGCCTCGTTTGAAGAAATCTGTCTCGTGCTCAGCGCAGAAATGCTGGCCGTTGGTGGGGGCGGGCGCTACTCCTCGGGACTCCTGACGAGGCTCCACGGCATCGGAGCTCTGCATCTCATGGGCAGGCGTCCCAGAGTAGCCAGCCAACGCGACGATCCAGGCATATTTGGTCCTGGCCGCCTTTGCCACTGCCCAGGTCTGCGCCGCAGATTTCGCCGCTCGGTGCTTGCCCCTGCCCTGCTGGCCGCGAGTCGGGAACTCGTCCATCCCGCACTCCATCTCGCCAGCGGCCACCGTCTCCCCGTTCTTTTGGATGATGGCCCGGGCCTCGTAGGCGATGGTCTCGCCATTCTCCACGATGGGGCGCACCCACTCGATGATGGGGACCGCCATGTCGAGAGAGATGACCGTTTCCCACCCCTCTGCTCGGACGTGCTTTTTGCCGTTGATGATGGTAAATAGCCCCTGCCCTTCAATCACACCGTTTAAGGCGTCGGCTATCTGCGTGGCGTAGGCCACCATCTCGTTCGGGTCAGGCCTCGCCATCTCAACCGGCTTTTCGGACATCGTCACCATCGTGGTGTCAGTGGTCATCGTCGCCTCCCTCCATTGAACTTCGCCGTCCTATCTGCCCATCCTTGCCAAATATAGTAACGGATGTCAAGCTCCGTGTCAATCATTTTGTCAAGTGGATGGGGCAAAAAGAAGACCTCCGGGGGAGAGGCAACCCGGAGGCCTTGGTGAGGGTGGGAGATATCCTCAAGATACCCTTACTTCTGCCATCTGTCAACTTGCACGGCACGGCGAGCGCACAGGTTACCTAATAAAGGTCGAGGTCGCCCTGCCGCAGACGCCGCAGACGCCGATCATACGCCTCCGCTGCGTGGACCCCACAGGGACTACGTCTACCTGCCGAACTGGCTGGTGAGAGCGGCAGGAAACGCAAAACACCTCCGCCCACGAGGATGCAAATAGCGACCGAACCCAACTGACCAGAATCCCCGGCCCATATCGCCGAGGGGCTGCGGACGTGGGCAACCCCTGGGCCGCTAGCAACTGGCGGACCCGCTCCCGGCTGATACCGACCTCGGCGCCAATCTCTCCCAGCGTCCAGTCGGGGTGCTCCCCCCGTATCGCGGCGACCCTGGCACGGCTATGCATCACTCTGGAGAACATCCTTGCTCATAGCGATCACCTCATTCGCTTTCCAGCACTTTGAGTCCGAGAGCGACTATGCCCGATGTGCAGGCTGTTACAACTGCGATATATTCGACCGACGGCTGGATCAGAGCCATCCCGGATATTATGCCCAGGGCCAGAATCGCGAGTGCGATCTGTGGCCTTACCTT